AGATTGCTGCCCGATCTGCCCTCGAGCACGTGCCTGCTCATGCACTACGCAATGGAAAGGCTCCACCCTTTTACCCAATCCGGCCCCTATAGTATTTAACTATTAATAGGACAGATATAAGAGCCTATATCTATCTTTCCCCAACGCAATCTTAAGACCCCTATATGTATTTACAGAACTACACACAATAGGCTTTATATATTTATATATATGTAAAGGCTTTACCAAAGACTGTAACTAGTCATTTAGCATACTAAAGTCTAATAGCATCACTACATTTATATAGGATGATTCTCGTTGTAGTACATCACTAACCAAAGGAGAAACATCATGTCACTAGCAATCCATACAAAATATATTGGCCCAACCAACACTCGTGGCGCACGTATCAAGGCAACTTGCATTCGGGATAAAGATAGCAAGTGGACAGCTATTGTTAGCTTTGAATACGCCGCAGATAGTGAGACAAGGCACTCATTAGCAGCTAAGGCATTGCTAGCCAAATTCGCTCCAGGCCTGCAAGAGGAAACGCTCTGGTGCTGCGGTAACACGCTTGATAACCTTGGTTACGTGTTCGCGATCTATCCAGAAGCTGTAAAGGCCTGATTTCAGCTTATAGCCCATTGCAACCAGTGGGCTATTGGATGCAATCAGCATCACTTAACCAATGGAGATAAACATCATGGACGACAAAACCATTGAAATGCACAAAACCATTCTCATGGCCTACATATCACGCCTTACTTTGGCAGATTTTCAAGATATGCACCATAGGGCTAAAGACTGTACTTATGCGGGTATGAACCTAGGCAATCAAGCACAAATTAATGCTCACGCATCACTTTACGCTTCAGTGTGCAGGGCAATCGGGAACATGACCAGGCACGACCAAGAATTAATCACTCAAATTATCGAGCGTGAAACATGCAGCCAGTAACCGATAGCCAATTGCTAGCAATAGCCCCCGATGGCTCGCCTTTACGCTCATGGACTGAAGGCGATAAAACCTTTCGGGAGATATATACCTACATCAAAGCACAGTCAGGCATTGTTTACGGTGTCATTAACGTCATCGAGGTAACACCATGCAAAGCCTAATCGACTGGCTTATCGCCGTTCTATTTGGCATTGCCCTTGCCTGCGCGATCTTCTTTAACCTATAGGAAAACATCATGAGCACTACATACCGACTTTGCATGAAATTAGCTAATGTTCATCAACCTTGGTTCACCAATCCAAACGAACAAAAGCAAATGCAACCATGGCGAGTCAAACAACGCGAAAGGCTTGCTGATTCATTGTTCCAAGCCACCTGGCGAGCCGACAAAGGCGCTAACTGGCAAGCGCATCAAGCCGACATTATGCTTACTGCCAACCTGGCATCACTCATTCGCCAAGACATGACACCAGCAGCAGCCCTTGAATACTTAGGCTTGGTCTAATCTCACAATGCCCCTAGAAGCCCTTTAGAGGGCTTTTACGGGCTTTTCTTACCTTTACTTGAGTCAACCTACATGGAAGAACGTCAAATGCCCTCATGGATCGATTTAATCGATCATCAAATCCAACCTGATAAATGGTTTCGACCGGTCGATCAAGTCTGGCGCGAGTACGGTTGGAAGCCGCCTTCGACCGAGTGCATCGAGACCATGCGAAAGCACAAAGCCTTCCGCACCTGGTCGCATTACACACCCTCGCGGGAGTCCCAATGAAGATCGATCAAAACAACCCAGAGAACTTGCAGGTGGGCTTACTGGTTGCAGCACATACGATCAAAGCACAGAAAGCATTGATCGATGAACTGGTCGAGGCCTTATGGGGCATGGTTACCAGTTATCACGCTGTTGAATACATGGAAGAACATATGCAGCAATCATCAGCAAGAGCTAGAGCTGCCATTGAGAAAGTAAGAGGTAAACCATGAGTAAGAAGCAATTAAAAGACCTGGAAACTCAGGCAAGCCTGGATCGATGGCAGGAAGAACTAGCAAGGCATGTCGCCTACCTGCCAGTGCTATGTGAGCTAGCTAATGTTGATGAACATGAACTGCACCGTGCTATTGAGATTCACTTTTATGTTCGCAGTATGAGCAAGGGGGCTATGCAATGAGTGGAAACAAATCAGCAAAGACACCATCCGATGGTTCTATGGCGTGGCAGTGCCAATGCGGTAAAGCGTATACGGTTACTTGTATTTCAAGCAAGCCATCAAAACAATGGGTTAGCTTGACGGATCAGGAAGTGTGGGAAGCGATTGATGATGTGCTTGAAGGCGGTGGTTGGCTTGATGTAGCGAGAGTACTTGAGCAAGCTTTTAAGGAGAAGAACACATGAGTGGAAACCACAACATGAAACTGATTGCTAGCCTGGCACAAGTCAATGATTTTGTAATGGTGCATGGCAATGAACTGCAAGCAATCCTTGATTACGTTGAAGACATGGAACAGAGGATCAGTATCGTGCGAGAACAATTGCAGTATCTGGTTGCAGAATCTGTAGAACCTGATGAGGAATACAGGGCTTAACCCCCTGGCTCCTCCCAAAGACCCCCCTACCCCAGACAAAAACGGGGTAGAGAGGGGAGGCTCCTCCGCTGTAAGCAGCATCTCGATGTCAGTCTCCTGACCCCTCGGCTTCGAGATAAGACCAGCCGCGCCGGTTATTCGGGAACTGCCCCCTAGTCCTAAGACATACGGCGTACCACCTCAACTCCGAGCCACCATGGTAAGTGCCTACTATCGTGCGGAGTACGGTCTGGTCAGAAACAAAAAAAGCTGTTTGGTCTGCACCCTGGTGAGAGTCCCTTGGGGGTAAGTCAAGGGCAGGGCACATACCAAACAGCTCTATCCGCTCTCACACAGACAAGCACATTGTAGTCAAGCTCGCTAAGGCGCGGTAAGGCTCGCTAAGGCGCGTGAACCATATATCAGACAAACGGTTGATTTACTATGACATGCGTATGTTCCTAGTGTTCGCTTTGATGTATTATCCCTACTGTTGTACCTAACCAAGGAGAGGCAAATGAAGGTTTTGAAACTAATTGACTCAGATTTATATGACTTCAGACTGAAAGTAGTTCACATCATTGAAGCCTGCGCCAACGTCCAGCGGGTGCTTGCAGGCGAATGGGGCGGTTTGTCACCCTATCAAGTCCAGCGTCTTGAAGTGGTGTTTGAGAAAGCAGAAGAACTTAATCAAATGCTTAATTACGTCAAGAACCGTGACGCTCGCAAAGACATTAGCACTTGCTTTGATGAGGAGGCAGCATGAGAAATACAGGTGGGCCTGCGTTTCCGCTGTTTGCAGCAACAGGCCACAGCGGCATGACCTTGCGTGACTACTTTGCAGTAAAGGCCATGCAGGGATTTATTGATTCAGCCGCCGCCCAAGGCCATTTTGTGCCGCAGGACGATCAGTTGTCCAAGTGTGCATATGATTTAGCAGACGCTATGTTGAAAGCGAGGGAGCTATGACTAGCTTTGACACTGAGTCACGCAGGAAAGCTATCTGGGCCACAGATGCTAGAAAGATAGCCGATGGTCGTGCTGCCGATGTTTACTTAGAAAAGATCGGACAGGCAGAGCGTGAGGACATTTCCCACATTGAAGCAGTGCAGTGGGGTCTGAAACTGCAAGATGTGATTGGCAGAGAAGCCGGTGCTCGCTTAAAGATGGAACTCAAAGAAGCAGACTATGAGTTATTTCATCCTGAGCACAAATGGATGGCTAGCCACTTTGACTTTATCAGTGCTGATGGCAAGACACTGGTTGAGGTGAAGAACTACAACCAAAGCAAACGGAACCAATACGATGCAGAGACTTCACTTATGCCTGCTGCCGACGCAGCGCAATGTGTCCACGAGGCTACGGTACATCGGGTACAGCGTGTCGTACTTGCGGTGCTCTTTGGGGGGCAAGAACTGGTGCTTATTGACAAAGAAGTATCAGACGATGAGAAAGACGCGCTCATACGCATGGAAGCTGAGCTATGGGCCTCAGTACAGACCAAACAGCCTCCAAACGCGACTACGGTGGATGCGGCAAGAAAACTCTTCCCAGTATCTACGTCGGCTGGGGTTCTAGCCAATGCTCAACTAGAGCAAGCCTGCCAGCAATTAAAGGCTATTAAAAACCAGATCAAGCAGTTCGAGGAGGCTGAAGAGAAGCTACAGGCTTTGATTCAAGGGCAGATGAAAGAAGCAGGCTCACTCATTACGTTTGATGGGAAGGTGCTTGCAACATGGAACTCTGCCAAACCTTCCAAACGCTTTGACCCAAAGTTACTGCAAGCAGAGATGCCTGAAGTCTATGAGCGTTACATCGTTGAACAACCTGGCTCACGGAGGTTTCTAATCAAATGAGTAATTTAGTCGATCCAAACAAACTCGATGTCAAAGTCATTGAATCAATCGTTACCAAGGGAGACTTAAGTGCTCTTGATCAAAACCAACTCGTTAGCTACTACAACTATCGTTGTTCAACAGTCGGTCTTGACCCAAGTGCAAAACCTTTTGATGTGCTCTTGCTTAACGGAAAGAAAGTCCTGTACGCAAACGCTAGTGCCACGCAACAGCTTTCTAGTGTGCACGGACTGTCCGTTACGCTCACTAACCGAGAGCGAGTTGAAACAATCTATATCGTTTCTGCAAGAGTCACTGGAAAGGATGGAAGAGTTACAGAGAATCAAGGCGCTGTGGACATCGGTGGACTCTCAGGAGAAAAGCTCGCCAACGCTTTGATGAAAGCTACAACCAAGGCGATTAGACGCACGGTGCTTGCTCACTGTGGATTGGGGATGCTTGATGAAACGGAGGTGGAGACGATTCCTGGGGCTGTCGCTGCGCCAATCCATATGCCGGTTGATATACCAGTGCCACAGGTTGCTGAGGTCATTGAAGGCAAATTCAAACTGATGGTTCCTGAAGGCGATAGAGCCAAGGTTTACAGCTCTCATCAAGACGAAATGCAGTGGCAGGACAACTTCTTTGGTTTGATTGGCAAGATCGCTGATAGCAAGAAGATGAGCAATGAGGAGAAGAACGCTAAGTTAGCGTCTCTCTTTCGGGTCAACCACGAAACCATCGATAACTTTAGCGGGGTTGCAGCCATTGCATTCAAGAAGCGCTGTCACGATCATGAGGTCGAGGGTTTTATCGCAAAAAAGGTAGTGACTCTGGATGCGATGGAGGACGATCTGGAAGTTCTAAATTGACGCAGACACAGGCAGTGCTTGAGCGTTTGAAACAAGGAACGCTCACGCAACTGCAAGCGTACGCAGAGATTGGTTCAACAAGACTTGCAGCCAGAGTCGAAGAACTAAGAAAGCAGGGTCACACGATTGTGACTCACACCATCAATCGAAATGGCAAATCATTTGCCGAGTATCAATTAGTGAGGAAATAACATGAGTTCAAGTAATTACAAGAATGGGCCTGGTCAGGGTAGCTTCTTTCCAGTCAAGAACAAGAAGCATGAGAAAGCACCTGACTGGGATGGATACATCATTTGCGATCAGGACTACAAAGCAGGTGAGCAGATCAAGATTGCAGGCTGGGTCAAGCGTGGTACTTGGGGTGAACTATTTAGCCTCAAGATCAACAATTGGAAGCCTGGTGATATGCCAGCACCGGCAAGAGAAGTGATGCGTTCAGACGAAGATGTGCCGTTCTGATCATGATCTGCCCTAAGTGCGCTGAGCAAGGGCAGTTGAACGATAGCGTTGTGCTTGACTCACGACGCTATTACAACCGCAACACCTTGCAAGATACCTGGGTGACTCGCAGGAGAAGATGCGTTTCCTGCGGTTACAAGTTCACAACCTATGAAACTTTGAAGGGAGTCGATGAGCGTAAGTACATTGCTTACGATGAAGCAGTAAGGGAGGATATGGCGTGACAAAACTGACAGAATCTCACTTGAAAGTGCTTAAGTATCTTTCCAAGCGTAAGACTGAAGCTACATTCAAAGACATTCAACTACAAACCAGGCTTGGCAGTCCAACCGTTAAGTACATCATTCGTGCACTGCTCTACAAAGGTCACATCAAGAAGCGAACACAAAAGATCGATTGCGTAACAGAACGCTTCTACACTTTTGCTAGTTGGGAACCTGTAGAGAAAGAACCTGTTAAGAGCCCTATCAAGTTCACGAAGACCCGTATTACGATAGAAAACAGGTTCTTCAATAATCCGTTTAACGTTGGTGCGCCATGAATGAGATCAGTCGTGAAGAGTTGCTAGCCAAACTGGATACGCTCTATGAACTTACCAAAGAGTTACGAGCGATGCTGGCAAGAACTGATCACAAACTCAAGACAAGAGAAATGTTCATTAAAGCCTTGCTCGACCCTGATGCTTTTGGCTACAGCGTAGAGAATGTCGTCAGGGAAGAAGCCTGGAAAATCTTGCAAGGAGAACGTGATTGAGCAAGCTAGGCAAGACCAGAGGTGCAAGTTATGAGCGAGAGGTCTGCAATGCACTCTCAGATCGATTAGGAACGAAAGTAAGCCGTGTACTAGGGCAAGCCAGAGATGGTGGCTCAGACATCGATTTAGGCCCGTTTATGATCGAATGCAAGCGTCGCAGGAAGATTGCACTTTACGAATGGATGGAACAAGCCAAGGTGTCAGCCAAAGGCGAGAAGATGCCAGTCGTGATTTGCAGGGCAGATGGCAAAGAGAGTCTGGTGATATTCACGCTTGACGATGCCATCACGCTCATGCAGAATGAACTCTAATGTCTCCGGTGAATCTGCCACTAGGTTAGCGCTAGGAGCAAGCGCCAGCAGATAGCTCCTCCCCTCAAGTTGGCTCACGACGAGCCTTTGCCCCGTCCTAGCGACGGGGTTTTCTTTTGGCCGTCTTTGCCGCTTCTCGAAAATTCTTGGCGGTGGGGGCACCTGGAGCACCAGGCTTGCGCATACGCTCACCCGACCCTGCTTTGATGCGCTCTCTCTTGGCTGCAATGTTTGCGTATAGACCTGGTTTCATTTAACACCTCCAACGTCGTCTAGCGGCCTTGCCTCTTGGCCCAGACCATGATCTTGATCTCGCACAAAAACTCTTCTTCCTGGCGCGTTCTTTAGGCGTTCGAGGGTTAGGTGCAGGCGCTTGCAGATTGGAGCCTGTAGCCCTGTTATAAGCTTTCCTACCGGCCTCTGTCATGCCACCACCCTCAGAGACAGACTGGAAGTGCCTGCCTTTGCCTCTAGTGGTCTTTGCTATTGGGTTTGCCATGATCACCTCATCATCAGTGCTTCAGCTTCTCTGCGCCTTGTTAGCCCTGGCAGTACGCGACCGGCTGCTTTATTCCACTTCCTACATTCTATGGCTGCATCTTCCCAATTACCAGCGTCTATACGCTTCTTGAAGGTGCTTATGCGGTAATTGCCTAGTCCAAGGTTATACGCCCAACTGATGACTGCTGCAAAGCGTCTAGGTGTAGCTAGCAGTAATCTGGGTGATAGTTTTACCAGCCCTGATGTGAAGTACCTGACATGCTTCTGAAGGGCATCTTCAGCTTGTTCTTTTGTCCAGACAGTGTATTGCCTAATATCACGACCAGTAGAACCATAACCAATAGTCCAAGGGTCACCGCCAGTAGCGGGGTCAGGATAAGCGCAACAATCACCATTAGGAAGACGTTTAGCGTAGCCTTCAAAGGGCTTAATGAGCACGTTTGTGGCAAGCTCAATCGCTTCATTCACTTGTACTTCTCTATGCTGCGACCAACAAACCAGAAGGTAAGCACCATCGTGAACAAACCAAAGTCGTCTTCATCCCAAGTCTTAACTAAGACTTCTGCCCAAGGCGCACCCGTTTGAAATGCAAGAACAAGCGAAGCCGTCTTGACTGCTGCGTACATAGCAAATAATGCCCAGGTGATTCCTGGACGTACCAGTGCTGAGATTCCAGCCACAAACTTACCTGCTGCCTTAGCCGTTTCAGCCTGTTCTTCAAAGGCCGATTTGATCGTATCGAGTTGCTGAACACTGTAGTCAACATACTTTTCCTCCATACGATACTGACCTTTGAGTTTCTCAAGATCAGTCTGCAATTGGAACATGTTGAGTTCATGCTGACGTTCGTTCTTTTTATCGAGAAACTTCAGCACTTCTGGTGCTAGCCGAAACAGGCCACCAAAGATAGAGCCTAGTAAGCCACCTGATAGCAATTCAAACATTACTTTCTAGCCATCTTTTCACGCTCTTCAAGCAGTCTAACTTTGACTTGAAGTTCGTTGATATGCTGCATGAGTTGCTCTTTCTGTATAGCTCTTTTTTCAGCACTGATCGGGCTATCAGTCGGAACACCTTCCTTGGTAATCAAGGCAGGCATAGAACCTTCGATCTTAGTGAGTCTTGTCGAGAAGTCAGCGACCTGTCCTAGTAGCCATGCAAGCGAAGCCACAATGACGGGTATGACAGCCTTAAGGACATCACTCCAATTCATTTGTTCAGGATTTGATCAATGCGGGTATGAGCCTTATCTGCCGTTAGATGGAGATGCTCAACCTTTGCTTTAAGTTCTGCCAAGTCTGATCGGATCGCCACATAAGCACCAAAAGCTCCAGCGGCAGCACCAATCAATGCTTGCAAAACCACTGACATCGAGATTTCCATTTATGCCAATCCCTCTCCTGGGCAGATGTAACACACGCATGTGCCACTAGCAGCAATGCCAGCAACATAAACGGTATTGCTTGTAGAGGCTTGAATACCTGTAATAACAACTCTTGAACCTGCTGGTATTACATGCACATCTTGCGCGTTACCTGATGTAGGGAATGCAGCCGTGACTGCATTGGTTCGTCCAAACGCTATAGCTACTACCGAAAGGCCAGAATTGACAATAGCAAATTGTTGGGCAGGTGTATCGACAGTGACTTCAACGTTACTGGTTGTCGCACCTGCCGATAAAACAACCGACGGGCCGGTTGCTTGAAAGGCGATATTACTTGCCACGTTTATTCCCCCACTGCTCAGCAGCCGTCATCGTGCCATAGCAGGGAGCGCCATTGGTGAACTTGGGCTGGAAGTTAGGGGTGACTTGCTTAGGTGTAGCAGCAACAGGCTTAACTATCACTTGCTTGCTTACTATTTTCATCGTCGTCATCATGCTTTGTTTCCTTTATCAAGGAGGGTAAAAACACCGTGATGGCAAAGATCAACAACGCAGCGAGTCGTTCATAAGTCGGCCCCCACATTGTCCAGCAAGCCAGCGCAAAAGTCATCGACAATGCCAAGATTGTCAATACCCTAGCCACCACCAATTTCAAAGAAACACGTACTACTTTCAACAGAAGATTCGAATCCATGCTCAGCCTCATGGTTTAGTTTAAGGTTCACGGATGTTACCTTAATTCGCATCTTCTTCGTCATCATTCATAAAACCACTTCCCCACGCTGCATCGTCTGCTTTCAAGCGTATGGCTTCCAGTTTCAAAGCACGGTCTATTACCCGTGTCTTATCAACCATTGAAGCCGTTGGGTCAGCCATGACCTCGGCTAACAACTTGCTGATTGCTTCTTCGAGCGCAGGGTTAATACCTGCCTGCTTTTTCCTCATCGGGTCATGCGGCGTTTAGGTTGACGGTCAGGCATTTTCGCAGGCATACGTCCTAGTGCTCGCTGTGCTGCCAGCGAACCTGCTACTTCGTTACGACCTGCTTCAGCAGCCTGTGCTTCTTGGCGCTTCATCTCTTTGTTGCCTTCTGCTTTCATCATGACATCGTAGTTCATCGCATACCTCTCTTCGTTTTGCGAGCCTTGGAATAGGCAATAGCCGCAGCTTGTTTGACTGCTGCACGTTTGCTAGCAGGACGGCTGGTACCAATCTTGCCACTTTCTTTGTAACCACGCACCATCTCACCAATGTTGGTAGAGATTGTCTTTTGACTGCTACCACGTTTAAGGGGCATTGGAACCTCCTAGCAATTGTTGCTGAGCAACATAACCTAATCCGCCAGCTCCTACAACATAAGTTGTGAGCCTTCCGATTGTTCTTAAAGCATTTCTTTGTGCTTCAATATCTTTCTTCAAACCTTGAGCCTGTCGCATCAACAAGTCTCGCCCTTCTTCATTGATAAGACCTTTTGATTTAAGTTTTGTTGCCAAACGCTCTACTTCATTAGCAACTTCTTTAGGAGATGCTGCTCTTGAAAGATTTGATTCAGTTTCTCTGAGTGACTCAATAACGCCACGACGGTTTTCTGCTGCCTTCAACTGATCGCCTAATGTCTTTTGAAATGCCGCTTCAGGTGCTGCACTTACACGTTTTGCAAGATCACCAGGTTTTTCAACTGTTTTGAGTACATCAGCAAGTCTTGTTTGCGCACGTTGAAACATTGAACCAGAGGCTTCTCTTGCCGCTTTAGCTTCTGAGGCCACAGCTTTTGCAGACTCAACCTGACCTTTTGCATCATTTACTGCACGCTGGGCGGCTTCTTTGGCGAGCCTCATATCACGAAATTCATCGTACAAGCCAAGCTGACGCAATGGCCTTTCATTTGCTACAAGCCATGTTCTAAGCGCCGCTTCTGTTGGCACCGCTTCTCTGCCAAACAAACTCTGCGTAAAGTAAAGACGACCTGACTCTTTAAGGCTTGGTGAGACTTCAAGCAATCGAGAAAACACAGGATTACCTTGCTGTGCTTTACGAATAATCTCTCCAGTTACTTGCGCCTCTGTTAACTTTTCAGCAGTAGATAAAGGGTCGACATCAATCACGCGAGCTAAAGCGCCATTACGCTCAACAATGTCTAATGGCCTAGACAGCGTACGAAACGTTCCAAGCGCTTGCCTATAGTCCTCTGGCGTTTGTTTTATAAGGTCTCCTCGCAAGACCTTAAGAACATTTAGAACCTCTTTATTTGCTGCAAGCAAACGACCTTCTTCTGTTTGAAAGATGTCCTTGCTTAGATACTTCCTAAGCGAATCAGCGTTTCTTAAAGTTAACTGATTAACTACTTTTCCATCTTCGCCAACAGTTCCAGCAAGGTATTTAACTTGATCGAGCAACCTAATGACGTTTGGATTTCTGGTTTGCTCTTGCAAATTCTCAACAGTAGAAACTAGCCGGTTCGTATTAACGACGGGCTTATCGCCATATTTATCTAGCACTTGTGCGAATCCAGAGCCTTGCGCTCTTGCCGCACTCAAATCTCTTTCTAGCTTTTGCGTAGTTGCTCTAAGCTCTGCGCCAAATCGCTCTGCATTGATCGTTGGTTGCGCAAGTAACCGCTGCTCAAGTTGATCAACTGCTTGCTTAGCTGCACCTAATTCTTGTTCTGCTCCGCCAACCCTAGCTTCTGCTTGCGCCAACCTTTGTTGCTGGGCTACGTTTTGCGCTGCAACACGTTCTGCTATTGGCCTTCTTAATTCCGCCGCTTGTGTTGCTGCAAGTTGCTGCGCAGTCAAAGGTTGCTGTCCTTCTCGTTGCGCACGAATAGCACCTTGCCTTTGCATTTGCTCTATTGTCTGCTGCGTTCTACCGGCTTGACGTTCTATACCTGCAAGTTCTTGTTCGGTTCTTGCAATGCCTGGTTGCAGTTCTGCAAAGCCAGCCTGCCTAACTCTTTCTGCTTCGGCGGCGGCAGGCTTACCTCTTGCCGTACTAATCAATTCGCCAACTTTGCCTGCACCATATCGAGCAGCACCAACACCGCCAGTTATTAACGATGGAGCAAGCCCAGTCAAAAGCTCGGCAACGGGTCTGCGAGTAGGCGAAACAATGCCAGCCTCTTGCATCTTTTGCCCGATGTATTCAGAACCCATAAATGGCTTTTCTTCTTTGTAGCCAAATGGACGCATCAACATGGCCGCAATATCAACAGGAGCGCCTAGCGTTCCGGCGACCAGTGCTCTATTGGCAACATCAGTAACAGGTCTGCTTCTATCTACAGGTGCTTTTTTAGGAACTAAATCACCATAAGCATCAGTTTCTTTGGCCGGAACTAGGTCTTCATAACCATCCATTTATAGCTCCTGTCCTGTGCGCTCTTTGAACCTTTTGGCTACCGCTTCACGATTCGCGCCATTTGCTATCGCTTGATTGGCTCTTGTTCGCTCAGCGTCTACTTCACCACCTTGAGGAGCTGCTTGCGGCGTAGCAGGTTTTGCCCCTGCTGTACCAGGCATTCCTTGAACACGAGCAATAGCAGATAACTCTTTTTCATCAAAGCCGTAATCCCTGCCTCGGCCATACAGTTCTTTCTGACGAGTTTCAAGCAACTTGTCATAAGTTTCTGGCGAATAAGCGCGTGGATCAAGAATAGGGCCAACAGTGCGCTGCGTAAAGACAGGAACTCTAGTACCTGTTAAACCTTGTTCTATCTTGAATGCAGCAAGAATTGCATCTTTAATGAATAGCGTTGTCTTGTCAGAACCTGCAAGCTCAGGACTATTGATGACAGACATGATGTCGCCTTCAGTAGTCTCTCTGCCAATCAAACTTCGTAACTTTGTAATTGTTGGCGCTGGTATTGCACGAAGACCTGTTTGCACTTCTGGGTCTCTTAAGCGGTCTCGCAACTTAGATACTTCTAACAAACCCTGGCCTGTATTGATGACATCAAGCGCTAACTTGTCAGTAGGCAATTTTTTACCAGTAGCCTCTAAGATTTGAAATCTAGGGCCAGCAGTGCCCATACGTTGTTCAGCCGTAATATCTCTTAACTCAACTCTATTTCTCTGCCTAGCCTCTTCTAACAACAACTGATTTGTAATGCTTTGTTGTCTTGCTTGCTCTTGCGCAGCTATCCTTGCTTTTGTTTGCTCTTCACGAGAGCGAATCTGTTCTTGCAGTGCACTAGCCTTGTCTTTTGCAGAGATTGCATAGTTCAACGTATCAATAACACGTTTTGTATCGCCACGTACAAGATCGATATTGGCCGTACCGTTCTGTGTTAAAGCATTAAGCTCTGCATTTAACGCATTAGCTTCTGCCGTATTGCCAGCAGTCCTTGCTCTGAGTTGCGATTCGTACAAGTCTTTAATGCGTGTGATCTCATTGCGCTGAGTATCAAGCGCTTTCTCATAGATCAACTTCTCACGGTCAAAGATGTCCTTGCGACCTTGCTTGTAGCCATCCAACATACCTTTGATAGCTTTCAGGCCTGCAATGCCAGAGCGCTTGCTAGAGCCACCAATCAAACCACCTATCAACACCATCTGCGCCATGATGCTTTGCAAGTCACCAATGTTTTCTTGCGATGGTGCAAACTCAATAGGTGCTGGTCGCATGGCTTGAAACTGTTCTTCAAACGTTGCCGCCTCTTTAGCTTGCCTCCTACCTAGTTCACCAACACGCTGCGCACCTTCTGTACGCTGACGCATCAAACCTTCAACCGCTGCGCGTTCTTGTTCCGCACCTGTACTTAAAACTTCAGGCAATGCCTGTTCAGCACGAGTGCCACGCGCTATAGACTCAGTTAGACTTTGTTGCCCCGTTACCTTTTGCGTATCCGCAGAAGGCGTAAACACCTGAGACAAACGCTCATCGAGTGGATTGCGGAGGTTTGTAATTCCGTTAGCCATCATTAACCTTTGCCTGGTGTTGGGTTAGCAGGAGGGATTGTGGTGGTTTGACGATAAGGTGTTTGCGAAGGTTGGCCCATAGACAACTGAGCAGAAGCCATCAGCGCCTGCATGAGCGCATCAGAGGTAGCCGCATCCGCTTGATAACCGGCAATAATTGCCTGTCTAGTTGCCGCATCTGCTACACCTAAGTTAGCAAGTCCTTGTTGCAACAAATCATTAGCCATACGCTGCTGCAACTCTACCTGCCTTGCCTGCGATTGTTGCGCTGCAGTACCAGACGTTAACCCACGCTGAGCAAGCTGTTGACGTTGCTGTGCAGCAAGCGCCTCTAATTGCTGACGCTGTGCTGGCGTTACTTGTCCTGCCTGGCCGAGCGCTACTTGCTCCTGGCCTACTGCACGTTGAGCCTGACCAAGTTGACCTAACTCTTGGCGTACACGTTGAGCCTGCTGAAACCCTCTTCTAGCCTGCAAACCTGCTAACGCTGCCGTTGTTAAGCCAAGACCTTCTCTGGTTGTTAACAACTGCTTAGCACCTTCTTTTGCCATCTGACCATAGTCACGTTGAGCTGGTATTTGCTCTTGTGCTATTTGAGCTGCTAAGTCTTGAGCAGTTTGCCCAGTAGGTATGTTTGTCATACCTGTTGGCATTTCTGGCCCTTGATACATTTGCGGAAATCTACTACCGCCAAGCTCAGCAAATTGCCCATAATCAAAAGGCTGTTGACCCATTGACGCTCTTGTTTCTGCTGCTACATCTGAAAACGTTTCTGGTGTACCGGCGTAAGAAAATCCTAACGGTGAATAAGTAGTGAACGTACTTGGCATTTCAGCCGCCATTTCTGGCGTAGCCGTTTCTCCATACGCATAGTCAAACTCACTTTGAAACTCAGGCAATCCTGTCATAGGATTGATGGTTCCAGAGCCACCATTAGCCTTGAGCATCTCTGCTTCACGAGGTGTAATGTGAGCAAGAACAGTGTCTTTGCCACGACCATGCTGGCGCACTAACTCAGCTAATCGCTGAATATCGACACCACCGAGTAAGGCTGCAAGTTGCTTTGCCATGATCAGATTCCTAATGCTCGACGTAGTTTCAAAGACCTAACATTCCATACTGGTTGCTGCTCTTCCTCACCAGTACCTTCAACATCATCACCCATACCTTCAGACAGTTGCACACGGGTAGGCAAGATGCCGGTACTTGTACCTGTATCTACAACCCTAGTCCCTGGCCTTGGCGTATACACGGCTTTAGGTGCTACTGCAAGTCGTTCTTCTGGAATGATGTTTGTTGTACCCGTGCCACCACCTATCGTGTCTTCTGCTGGCGGAGCCTCTGGTTCTGTAGGCGTTGGCTGTTGATCCAAGCCTAAGAACTTAATAATGTCTTCATCCTCGCCATAGGTAGGAACCGTGTCTTGCGGCAAGGTGTCTACAACCGTGTCAAACGTTGGCGTGGTATCAATAACAGGCGTGGTATCGACAGCGGGCGTTGTATCTACAAAGCTAAATGTATCTTGCGCTTGTACGGTATCTTCTGGTGTATCGATATTGACTCGACCAGGATCAAACGTAAGGTCAATTGATTCTGTTACTGACGGTATTACCTTAGTTCCTGTATCAACCTTAACTTCAGGTGTAACAGTCGGCGCTACATAAGGCTTAATTCCTTGCGCCGTGTCGTTAACAAGCGTCGCCCATCTCTGATACGCAGGAGTCGTTCCAAAATTATCGGATGTGAAATCAATGCCTGCTTGTTGAGCCGCCGCTTTCAAACTTGCAATGTCTTGTTCCGTTGCAACCTTGCCATTTTCTTGAAAGCGAGTTTGTATTAACGATGCAGCAGGATCAAACGTAAAGGTTTGAGCCGTTTCTGTAACAACAGGAACCGTAATAACTTGATCTTCTACAAGCGTTTGACCTGTCTTCGTATCTACCGCTTCAATAGTTTGCGTATTGCCTTTTGTGTCAATCACTAAGGCTGTGTTGTTAGTTGGATTAACGGCAACAACAATAGCGGTATCAGTCTGACCAAACCTTTGCTGTCGAATTAGTGCTTGTACAGCAGGATCAGCTTGCAATCGCTGTAAGACTTGCGCGTTGGTAGCGTTATCTCTAGTAAGTTCTGCAACAAATGCAGCGCTTGTTGGCAAACCCATTCGACCAAGCAGCGCAACAACATCTTGCTGTAATGCTGGCTGGTTAGCGACATCAATTTCGGCTGGCTTTTGTTCTTGAACGATCTCGCCGCCAGTAACAAGGTCGCCACCTACTTTTACATCACCGCCGGTAACGACTTGACCACCAGGCCCAACTTTTGTACCTGTATCTTGCGTTTGACCTCTAGCAGCAACTGCCGCAAGAATCTCTGGGTTTGAACGTATGCGGGTTAATACTTCTGCGTTAGTAGGATTACCTGCCATTAACGCATCCATCATGGACTGCGTTGGAGTGATGCCCATCTGACCAAGAAAGTTGACAACTGATGCTAGATTTGCAGCACCAGGAGGGTTTTCCGTTACGTCTGAAGCAACTCTTTCAGTAGGCGTGATGCCAGCAAAGGAAGCAAAGTCAGCAGCAGCTTGGTTCCTTGCTTCAACTGTTGGGTAAACAGTACCGTTAAAGGTACGAGTTTGTTCTTCTGCTCTTGCTGTATTAGCAGCAGCCCTGGCCTTTGCATCTTCTATACGAGCCTTAGCCTCTGCAAGCGCTGGGTCTGTTTGCACATTTGTATCAGGTGCAGCCCTTCGTTCAACTTGCTGCGTTGCAACAAGCATGACTTCTGGCCTTCCATTTTTCATGGTTATGCCTGACGCAAGACCAAGCGCACCTAGCTGGCCGTTGAGGAAAGATGTCACCTCTTCGAAAGACTTACCTTGGCCTATCAAATCATTGCCAACACGAATTAAATCGTCTTTGAGCTTGGCATTAGCAGCTTCTTGCGCTGTTGCATAAAACCTATTGTTATAGGTTTGTGCGTCAATGCGTTGATTGACCTCAGCCTTCGTTGGATTGCCAGCCATAAGTTGACTGACAACTTCATTAGTTGGAGTAAACCCAAGACTTCCTAATTTTGAAATGACATCAGCAAGATTGGCATCGTCACGAACTACAGGTTTAGAGACTGTAAACGTGTCGGTAGGTGCAGTAGTTTCTGGCTCTGTGCGTATACCAAGGCTCGCGTAATAGTCTTGCATAGCCTTATTACGGGCTTCTACCGTTGGATAGAGAGTGCCTTGAAAGGTACGCTGAAACTCATCTAATCTAGCAGCACCCGTACCTCTTTGGCCTTGCAGATCACCTGTGTATGTTGTCGGCTCCCTTCTTACGCCTTCTGAAATTTTTATCGTCGAATCTGGCGTTACTGCTTTTGTGTCAGTTACTGTAGGTGCCGTTTCTTTTGTGTCAATTGTCTTTGTCGTTACAGTTGGCGTAACCTTGCTAGCGTCTGATGTAAGTTTGTTATCAGTCGTGATAGTAAACGTTTGCCCTTCAGTTACTTTTGTCCCAGTAGCAACATCCGTTGCGCCAACAATCTTGGTTTGACCAGAACTGTCGATAACTAACGCAGTGTCTTTTGTAGGATCGGTGCTAATGACAACGGCTGTAGGAAGTTGAGGTGCAGGAACATTGTCAGTCGCGCCTTGCTTTGTAACCACACTAGGCGTGATAGCTAATGGCTCACCAGGCGTGACAAAAGGTTGATCTAGCGGCAAACGTGTCGATGACACAGTAATAGAACCAAGCGAAGGAACTTCTGCAAAAGTACGCTGCGCAGCTTCTGCAACCTGATCACCTGTTTGCAATGCGCCAGTAGTCTTGCCGCCAATAACGCCACCAAGAATAGCGCTACCTGTTGCTGCGTTGCGATCACCAGTAAGAATGTATTGAGTGATTCCCTCTTCTAAAGACTCTTTCAAGCCTTCAACAATAGGCTGTAACGCTTTGGTATTAGCTCCAGGCAAAAGGCTAGCGACAGCAGTAACTAATCCTGAAATACCAGCGTCGGCCCTAGCAGCTTCAATCAATTGCTGGTTAGTCATGTTTGGATTAGCACGACGTAACTCATCAATCTTTTCTAAGGCTTGACCACCAGCAGACTCAGCAATGTTCAAAGCAAAACTAGCCAACTTGCCTATAGCGCCCCCAGGCAACAATAACGTTGGAAGCTCTTGCATTATTTCTGAGCCAACAAGCGTTAAAGAACCTAAAGGATTCTCAATGGTTGCTTCAACAACAGCCCTGCCAATATCTGTAGCGCTTGAATTAGGGTTTGATGCAACCCCATAAATCTTGCTAATAAACGCTTGTTGCTGCGCTTTAATATCTTCTGGTATTAGCGCTTGCCCACCTTGCTCGATAACGCTTAGGTAATCAATAGCGCGTTGCAGTGTTTGTGGCGCTATGCCAACTTGCTGTCCTGCTGCAAGCCAGCTTTTCCCAAGCTCTGCAAGACTTGATTGCAAAAGACCGCGAGCCGAGTCAAAGAACCCTGCTTGCACTAATGCAGGGTCACGCTCACCCATTACATAGTCTGCTGGGCCTGCACCTGATAGGTCTTCATAACCACCAAGGAATCCAGCACCTGATGCAGCACGTTGCGCACGGGCTTCGTCTTGGTTTATGGCAGTGCTAGAACCGCGCACATAACCTTGAATGAACGATTGGCCTATATCGCCACCAGTCACAGCGGCCTGCAACGAACTTGTTGCGCCTGATACAAGTCCGCTATCAACAGTACGGTCGCCAGTAATACTTACATCGCTTGCAGCAGATTGAACGCCAGAAGCAATCAATGAGTTAGTAACCGCTTTTTCAACATCGCCACCCATCAACCGTGCACTTGCAGCAGCTCTAATGGCATTATCAATAATCGGATTGCCAACAGCATTAGGAATTACAGACGCAACAATGTTTTGCTTTAATGCGTCAGCAATTGGTACGCCTTGCGCAACCTGAACACTCGTATTGATGATGCCTTGACCAACCGCTTGTGCAATTGCAGCATTTGTAATGCCAAGTGCATTGCCAATAGCAGAGGCATAAGGCCCAAGGACAGGCGCAGCAATTAATCCTGCTGCAACACCTAAAAAGTCTTTGAACGCTTGGTCTGGGTGCTCGCCTTTATAGAACTGACCTTCGCCTACAGGGATAAGTTGATCGCCCTGTACGGCATACATCTGAGCATAACGCTCACGATTAGGCCCACCAGTCTTGCCTGCTATATGGTAGAACTGATTACCATTAACATCGGTATATGGCGTGATTGATGTACTTGAATGGCCGATTAAAGCCTGGTACAGCGGATGCGCTGGGTCTACGTTGCGAGCAATGTACTCAAGCGCAGTGGCTGGCCTTACAGTTTCAGTCGTTTCATTCTCGCCGCTGAACACATCGGTGACAGTGCCAAAGTCCGTTACACCAGCAAACGGATTGTTCAGTACGATGTTAGGGCCGAGATTAGCCATTTACAGTCCTAGTGCATTGATGATCTGTTGATGAATCAATAAGTGGCCTTGCAGCCATTCATAAAAATCATCTTCCTGGTTCCAGTCTGTATCAAAGAGATCAAACGGGTTTTCCAATCCAAGTTGCTCTGCCAGTGCATTATGCTCAACAGAATGCGCCCACAGCCAGTCGTCCAAGTCCTCAATGTCAGCATCGGCAATCGGGAATCGAGGGATAAGTATTCCCGTATCAGCAAGCTGATTCGCAAACGTTTGGTGCTGGACGGCGTTTTCAAAGAGCATCTCGCGCAAACCATCGCTGTCACCAAAAACAACGTTAGATAGAGTCTCCAGATTCACTGGAGTTCGCTCCTAAGCTAAGTTCTATTGCAGGCACAATCCACTGGCAGGTCGCTTCATCAAGCGTTGCATCATCACTTGGCTTGGGCGGGATGAAGGCATCACGCGCTGCATCGTAGGTGTAACCCAGGCCAGCGTAATTCTTGCGGAAGTTGCCGTTGTACGAAGTCTGCTTCCAGGTTCCGCCAAGCAGTCGTTCGCAGAAGGCTGCGCCGATGTATTCCTTCTCAACACCGTTAGCGTCTGCTGTGTCTTTGTTATCAACAACGATGACTTGCACAACAACGTCGTTTTCAATCTTTGCGAAATGGGCCATCTATGCCTCCAACTTAAGACCAGTTAAATCCATCTCTTCCCCGACTGTACCCACAGGGAAGGTATTAAAACTCAATGAAATGCGTGTCTGCTCACCCTGAATGGTAGGCACCATGTGCGTTAAGGATGAGGGGAAAAGAATCAACCGGCCAGTAAATGCCTCAAACCACCATGACTCTGAGTTGTACGCATTCCAGTTGTCGGTGGGAAACTTGATCTGCTGCCAGCCGTCTTTGTAAAAGTAAATCCTGTCATCAGGATTGGTCTGCAAGTAAAACACGCCTGAGATGTAGCTATTCGGGTGGGCATGTTTGTGGTGATACTGACCCTGCTCACTGTAATTGCACCAGCTTTGTGTGATGCGTAGGGATACGTTGTGCTTGGGATTGACCGTGGCTTTGAAGTATTCAGCCACGCTGTCCTCAATGAATGATCGCAGGCTTGTCATGGCCGGATTGCGAAGCACGAAGTTATCCGTGGAGGTCGTATTGCCCGTGTTAGGCCGAGTCTCAAGCTCACGCACAAAGAACATCTCCTCGTCCGTGAGTTCACGGCCAAGGTCAGCAAAACCTACTGGCGTTGGAAATAAGTTATGCAGGTTCACCGATAGCCTCTTCAATCATCCTTCTTTCGCCAGTGATCTTCTCCCAATCCTCATCAAGCCAGATCGTGGGGATTGACTCTTCAAACTCTTTGATCTTTTCCATCACCCAGTAAATCTCTTCCATGCTGGGCTTAGGCCGTGGATCATCCCAACGTGTAATGACGTTATTGGTTATCTCCCACTTGGCATTTGGACGAAGCATGTGCATCGCTGTATCAATGCCGTAAAACCTCATGATCTTCTTCATGTGACCTCTTATTGATTGATCTTGATGATTACGATGCCGGAGCCGCCTGCCGCTCGTTCCCCACCGCCACCACCTCCAGTATTTACGGTGCCTGCTGTACCAGTCCCCGCCGCTCCTGGGCCGCCGCCACCCGACCCGCCTGTTGTTGTTCCAGCACCACCACCCCCGCCAGCATAAGTCCCTCCGCCAAGAGCAGCGCTGACTGTCAT